AGAACTTTAAGGTAGTGAACTACTCTGCAACCTATGGTGTAGGTGCTGAAAAACTATCTAGAGAAACAGGGATGTCTATCCCTAAAGCCAAAAGACTTTTAGAAGCTTACTGGGATAGGAACTGGTCAGTAAAAAAGTTTGCAGAAGATCAACCTATCAGAAGAATAGGTGAAGAGATGTGGATACAGAACCCTGTTAGTAAGTTCTGGCACTCATTAAGATACGAGAAGGATGCTTTCTCCACCATCAATCAAAGCACAGGTTCTTATTGCTTTGACAGGTGGGTAGCCATCTACAGAATAAGAAGATCAAACATCATAGGACAATTCCATGATGAAAGTATTAACTTAATTAGAGAAGGAGAGAAAGAGGAGCATACAAAAGAACTAAAGTCAGCAGTTCAGAAGTTAAATGAACAGTTAAAACTTAATGTAAGTCTAGGTATTGATGTACAATATGGAAATAATTATGCAGAAGTACATTAATTACTTGCATTGTAATAAGTAATCGTGTTATAGTTTTTTATTAACAAATAAATAGGAGCATTAAATGGCTACAAGAAAAGTAAAGTTAGAAGGTATTGCAGAATGGGCAAGAGTCTTTGAAGAGAATCGTGAGATGACAGGATTCAAGCCTACACCTCAAGCAGTTGGTGCATATGAAGAATGTAATGGTGCTTGTAAGGTTGACATTATTATGAATGATGTTAACTACAAGAAATTAAAAGATTCCAAGTCTCAAAAAGAAGGGAAGGATGATGACTTAGGTAGAGGTAAGAAAGTTACCTTTGTGCGTAAGTTTGAAACAGGTAGAGACTGGGATAGTGGAGCACCTATTGTTCTCAAAGAAGACAACACACGTTGGGATTATGAAGTAGATGGTCCTATTGGTAATGGATCTATTGTGGAAGTTACACTTGCTGTCTTTGATATAAAGAAGTATGGTAACACAGGAACAAGACTTGAGAAACTAAAGGTTATCACTCACAAGAAGTATGATCCTGATAGTGAAGAAGATGAAATAATGTCTCCTCCACCTAGTAAGGATAAGGTAGTTGAGATAGTTCAGGATGAAGTACCATTTTAAAAAACCTAAACCTAGAAACCTTGAGGCTAAAGAGTTACACACTCCAAAGTATAGTCTCAAGGTTATACCTAGTAAGGTCAAGAGTATCTTCAGAAAAAGAAAACATAAAGGGATAGCAGATGAAAAAGATTGAGAGTCTTGTCAAGGACATCTACAAAACTATAGAAGGTAAAGGTGGTTGGACAAATACTATCAGTGAATCCTTTGGTGTTAGTCTAGCTCACACTGCTAATAATAGATTCTCTGAGCCACAAAAGCCAAGGGGTTATCTTTCTCTGTCGTCTGTTGGTACACCATGTCAACGTAAACTGTGGTACAAGATCAACAAACCTAAAGTGGGTGAGCCACTGAAACCTAATAATCTCTTGAAGTTTTTCTATGGAGATATGATAGAAGAGTTGATCTTACATCTAGCAGTAGCTAGTGGACATAAGGTTGAGGGTATGCAGGACAGACTAGATGTGCATGGAGTTAAAGGACACAGAGATGCTGTTATAAATGGTATGACCATTGATGTTAAGTCTTGTAGCACCTATGCCTTTAAGAAATTTAAAGAAGGGAAGTTAAGAGATGATGATCCATTTGGTTATATATCGCAGCTTAGTTCATATGTTTATGCAGGTAAAGATGATCCACTTGTTACTAATAAAACACAAGGAGCTTTTCTTGCAGTTGATAAACAGAATGGACATATTTGTTTGGATGTTTATGATTTCTCTAAAGAATTAAAAACTAAAGAGAAAGAAATAAAAGAGATCGTTAAGATGGTGGAAGGTAAGTTGCCCAGAAAAAAGTTAGATCCAGTGCCACAGTCAAAAACAAGCGTAAACAAAAAGTTAAGCATGGTCTGTAGCTATTGTGAATATAAGTACACTTGTTGGGATAACCTTAGAACTTTCATCTACTCCTATGGTCCTGAATACTTAGTTGAAGTTAACAATGAACCAAAAGTACCAGAGGTATTTACATGAGCAGGTCAGCTAAAGCAAAGGGTAGATTAGGTCAGCAAGAGATCAGAGATAAACTATTGGAAACTTTTCCAGAGTTTGAGAAAGATGATATAAAGTCTGCTATTATGGGGGATACAGGTGAGGATATACAGTTCTCTCCCCAAGCTAAGAAGAGATTACCTTTAGCAATAGAAGTTAAAAGACGCAAGGGTGAATTGAAGACAGTCTATGGTTACATGGATCAAGCACTTAGTCATAGTTTAAATGCGAGTGGAGAACCTATTGTGTTCTTTAGGTCAGATCACAGACCTTGGGTTGTTATGGTAGGACTGGAACATTACATGGATTTAATTAGAGATTGGAAAATAAATGAAAAGAAGCTTTAAAGTTTGGGCAATTTCAGGGGGTCCTTATAGTAGGGAACAATTAGAAGATGCTTACTATGAGGAAGAGTACGCTGAATTTCCTGAAGATGGTTACTTTCTACTCCTATGTAATGTAGAAGAAAATAAAAAGATGAGAGAAGAAGAGTTTTGGTTTCCTACAGAGGAGAAAGCCTATGAGTTTAAGAATTATATTGATGGAAGAATGGAAGCTTTAGAAGTTTCTGAAGATTAATATGTTGACTTTTAGTGAGATTGGAGTATAACTATGGGTTTACGATTTGAAATAGTTTTAACTGTTGAGGTTGAGGAAGATGCAAATTTTCTATCAGTTGATGAAGACAGTACACTAGAGGTTGTCAAGGAAAAAATATCAGACTGCGTCTATGATTTAGATGACGTAGAGATATTGGAATCAGATATTACAAGGAGAATAGATTGAATTACGATATGGAATTGTACAGTAAACAAGTTGAAAAACTTATTATTACTGAACCTAAAAACAGATTGATGGAAAATGTTTTAGGTTTAGGAGAAGAAGCAGGGGAAGTTCAAGGTAAGATTAAGAAATTAATTAGAGATAAAAGTTTTTCTAAATCTGAAATTATAAAAGAATTAGGTGACTGTCTCTTTTATGTCACAGCTATAGCAAATTATCTGGATTCTAATCTACAAGAAGTAGCTAATGCTAATATTAAAAAGCTTCACGACAGAAGAGATAGAGATAAAATAAAAGGTTCAGGAGACAATAGATGAATAACGCTTTACCCACAGATTATCAAAACTTTATTGCTACCTCTCGTTATGCACGTTGGTTAGAAGACGAAGGAAGAAGAGAAACGTGGACTGAAACAGTCACACGATATGTAGACTATATGGCAGACAAGACAGGTCTTGACAAGAAGACAACAGATGAGATCTGGAATGCTATCTACACTCTTGACGTTATGCCATCTATGAGAGCCTTGATGACTGCAGGACCTGCATTAGACAGAGATAATACTGCAGGGTACAACTGCTCCTATCTCCCTGTCAATGACCCTAAATCTTTTGATGAAGCTATGTACATACTGTTGTGTGGAACAGGTGTAGGCTTCTCTGTTGAAAGACAATACATAGATAAACTGCCAGAGATACCAGAGAAGTTATTCAAAAGTCAAACAACGATTGTTGTTAGAGACAGCAAGGAAGGTTGGGCAAAGGCATTCAGAATGTTAGTTGCACTATTGTATGCAGGTGAAGTTCCTGACTATGATGTTAGCATGATCAGACCTGCAGGTGCTAGATTAAAAACATTTGGTGGTAGAGCATCAGGACCTGCTCCTCTTGTTGATTTGTTTAAGTTCACAATCAATATGTTCAAAGGTGCTACAGGTAGAAAACTAAATAGCTATGAGTGTCACAGTATCATGTGTAAGATAGGTGAGATTGTAGTAGTAGGTGGTGTAAGACGTTCAGCTATGATCTCTCTCAGCAACCTTTCTGACATACGTATGCGTCACGCTAAGACAGGACAATGGTGGGAAACTGCACCACACATGGCACTCTCTAATAACTCTGTAGCTTATACAGACAAGCCTGATTCAGAAACATTCCTACGAGAGTGGACTTCATTGGTAGAATCAAAGTCAGGTGAGAGAGGTATCTTCAACAGGGTATCTGCACAGAAGCAAGCAGCTAAGAATGGAAGAAGAAATCCAGACTATGAGTTTGGCACTAATCCCTGTAGTGAGATTATCCTTAGACCTCATCAGTTCTGTAACTTAACTGAAGTCGTAGTCAAGGAGCATGATACAGATGAAGACCTAGATCGTAAAGTCAGACTAGCTACTATCTTAGGTACTGCACAAGCTACTCTCACCGACTTCCCCTATCTAAGAAAGATATGGAAAAGTAACACAAGAGAAGAAAGATTGCTTGGTGTAAGTCTTACAGGTATCATGGATAACATACATACAAATTGTTTTCTTGTGAACATGAGAGAAAGACTTACAAGACTAAAGCAGATAGCTATAGATACAAACAAAAAGTATGCTAAAAGATTTGGTATAGAAGAGAGTACAGCCATTACCTGTGTTAAACCATCAGGCACAGTATCACAGCTATGTGATTCAGCAAGTGGTATTCATGCTAGACACAGTAGGTATTACATTAGAACAGTTAGGGGAGATAACAAAGATCCACTTACAAAGTTTATGATAGATCAGGGTGTGCCAAGTGAACCTTGTGTAATGAAACCTGACACAACAACTGTGTTTAGTTTTCCAATGATGTCACCTTCAGGATCTAGACTTAGAAATGATCTGTCTGCTGTTGAACAGTTAGATGTTTGGTTGATCTATCAGGAACATTGGTGTGAGCATAAACCTTCTGTTACTGTTACAGTTAAAGAAGAAGAGTGGCTTGATGTTGGAGCATTTGTGTTCAAACACTTTGATAAAATGTCAGGTGTGTCTTTCTTGCCACACTCAGATCATGTTTATCAGCAAGCACCCTATCAGGAGTGTACAGAAGATGAGTATGATGCTATGCTTCTTAAAATGAAAACTAGAATTGATTGGTCTAAGCTACGAGATTATGAGTCAGTTGATACTACTGCAGGTAGTCAGACAATGGCTTGTAGTGGGGATAGCTGTGAGATCGTAGACATAGGAGCTTAACATGACTACTATTTATCCAAAAGAAATTTGCGTTATGTGTGGCAACTATCTAGATGACGATATGAAATGTTATGAATGTGAGGATTGTAATATGGAACACTCAACAGAAGATGCTTTTGATATAGGAGATACAGTGACAGTAACATCAGATACAACATTTGACCACTTAAAATTTTCAGGAGAGTATGACCCTGTGAATAAACCACCTCACTACACTCTTAATGGTGGACTAGAATGCATTGACTACATGAGACAGGTGTTAGGACTACAGGGTTTCATAGATTACTGTCATGGTAATGTTATTAAGTATCAACACAGGTACAACTACAAGGGAAAACCTGTACAAGATATGGAAAAGGCACAATACTATCTAAACAAAATGGTAGATGCCTTGAAGGAGAAACATAAGTGAGATACAAAAACCTAGAACAAGAAGCTAGAAACTTTAACAAGTTACGTATGATTAAGACCAACAGTAACGACAAGGTTCTTACAACAAGAAGGTTTCTAGCAGGTCAGGCACTGTCTGGTATCATAGCCAGAAGTCCTAGTTGGTCTAACAAAAAAGATGCAGTGAGAGAAGCTTATGAGTGGGCAGACAAGATGTTAGAAGAGGGTTAGTTAATAATGTACTTATCAAGATTTTCTGCAAAATCTATTAGTAGTTCTAATTTTTCAATACCACCTTCTTCTTCTACGAGCTTGTAAGGATCTCCTTCTATACCTAAATAATTTTGTGCTCTTTTAATATCCTTTTTAGGTATACCACCTAATTTTTTCTTTAATTTAATAATAGAATATCCATCTCCAAATGCTAAAGAAATTTCTTTTTCTGCTCTTTCTTTAGCTTTCTTTTTTATTTTTTTGTATTCTGCTTCTTGTATATTAAGAGGTAGATCTAAAAAATTTGGATACTTGTTTAACACAGCTTCAGCTTCTTGATTAAATATATTTCCAAATAAACTGTTCATAACATTTTTTACTTCTGGATCTCCATCCCATTGTATAGAACTCCAATCTGGAACACCCATTCTATTTAATATTTTTTCTACATCATTTGGTCTAGAAGTTTCTCTTGCACCCAACATAATTTTACCAAAGTTTTTATCTACGTATAAACCCCTAGTTGGAAGTGCTTTATCTTCTCCTCTTTTACCAAATAAGTTAAAAGCACTGTCTA